ATCAGGTAGTAAACTTTCGCTTACATTATTTCCATCGCCCTCAATTTCGTACTCAAAAACAGTTGTCAAATCAGCATTAATTGCAGTACACACGCCATCTACTATTGTAAAGGGATTTTCAACGTAATTAAATAAAAACAATTTACCTAAACCACCTAAACTTTGTTTGCAGGGTCTTAATCTCCCCGATGCTAAATCACAAGACATATAATTAAATTTAATTAAAGGCGGTAACTAAACCGCCTTTGTTACTTGTTATCCTTATGCGATAGGTCTAGCCCAAACAATCTCTTCTCCGTTGTAGTATTGAACACCACCAGAATAAACCATTTTCATTCTGATTTGACCTGTCAATAAACCTACTTCATCTTCATCAACTATTGAAAGTTGGTTAAAATCTTGCTCTAATCCTGTTCCAAAAACTAAATTTTTAGCTTCTGCAATTACGATTGTGCTAGTAGGCAAACCATTTACTTCTGTCAAAGTATATCTACCAAAACGCATTTGTCTTTCTTCTGCTCCTAATCCGTTTGTAATAGCTGGAGTAGTTAAACTAAAGCTATAAAATTGGAATACATCAGGAGAAACCATTACGTTAAGTGTTTTTCTTCTCAAAGGTATTGGAATAGCGGCTAATGCTTTTTTCAATTCAGTTACTACGTTTGCCTCTGTAACTGTGTCTAAGTCAACGTCGATAACTTGAGCATCCGCTAAAAACAATTTCAAGAAACCATCCCACTCAGCAACATTTGCGCTATCACCGTTCCAAATTTTGTAATCTATATCCTCAGCAGTTTCAGCCAAAACTTCAACTTGGATAGCTTCTACAATATCAGCAGGAGCATTTGGATTTGAAGCACTTGCTCCCATTGTTTCTTGTGACCACGTTGCTCTAAAATCTTCTTTACATACTTGTAAATCGTTTTTAAGTTTTTTTGGTGCTAGTGTTTTTTCTGTTAAAGTAATTGCACCCTCTGGATTAAATCCGCAAGAGTATGCAGTAGTTCCGTCTGTGTAACGGATTTTTCTCATATTAAGTTCGTAACCTACGTTTGGCGCAAGAGTTACTAAACCTAATCTTAAAGTGTCAGCTTCTTTAAAAGCTTTTCCTATAATCGCACCCGCTTCTTTTCCAGCGTAATTTGATTGTACTGATGTTGTTGTTGCCATTTATATTTTATTATTTATTATTAATTATGAAAATGCGATTGATGATGCTAAAGCACCAATTCCTGTTACAAAGTAAGAAGTACCATCCGATACTAATTCTACAAAATCCCCGATTGTTTCTGCTGATGCTGAAAGGGTTATTGTAGTTGTTCCTGCTGATGCAACAAATGTACTATTAACAATCGCACCACCTCTTACGTTTGCGCCTGTTGATACAATAGTCCAAGCTGTTGTTGCAAACGCTTGAGCCGTGATTATTCTAACTTTAAATCCATCTACAGGAGCAGGTAAAGTAATTGCTCTTCCTGTTGCTGATTTTAAGTATAACACTTTTCCGCTATCGCTTTGTGTTAAAGTTGTTGCCACTGTTAATTCGGTAGTATCTACCGCTAACATTTGTGTTCCGTAAATTATTGTTCCTCTTGTACTTCCCATTTTAATTATTTCTTAAATTATGTAATATTCTTTGTTGTTTGTTCATTTTAGATAAATCAACCTGAAACTCAGGTTGTTTAATTCCTTTTGATGCAGGTTGTTTGCCTAATTCTTCTACTTGCGTAGTAAGTGTTACAAGTTTTTGTTCTTGTTCGTTGTACTTAATCAAAATGCTTTTAATTGCACTTTCGATTTCACTTGCGATTTTAGCATCGTTTGAAACTTTGCCATCGGTTTCCATTTCAGTTTCTACAACTTCTGTTTCAGCTTCCATAGTTTTAACCTCTGCAATAACGCCTTCCTCTGTAACGATTAAAACCGTTCCATCTTCCAAAGGATGTTCACCAACAGGCACAGGAACTTTAGTTCCATCTTCTGCCATAATCCACGCACTTTGACCTACTAACATTGTTTCACCATCGTACTCAATGGTTAACTCACCGTTTGCGGTTTTAATGCTACCTAATTTGATTTCAGCTTCTTTTGGTGACAAAGCTAATTTTATCTGATTAGGTAAATCTTTTAAAAGTTCAATAAAACTTTTTTCGACTTCTTTACTCATATTAATATCTGTTTTTAAATTTACTTCTTCTAATGAAAGCATTGCATCTATTGAAAACCCTTGCACCTTTCCTGTTTTAACGTACTCGTTCCAAACTTCATCGCTATCAACTTTCATTGTAGCCATCCAACTGCCTTTTGGATAAGTAAAACCAAAAGCGTTTGACTTATCGTTTTCAGGATTTTCAACAATCCAACTTTCAACAAACGTAACACCCTCAATTTTATCTTTTACAGAATGCTCAATGGTTGAATTTGAGTGTGAATTTGACTTGAAAAAATTATGACTTAACTCTTTAATAGTTTCAGCATCAAAAACAATATTAAACTCTTCGCCACCTTGATTTCTATAAATAGGTTTATTCGGTTCTAAAACCAATCCCATCAAAGTACGTTGTTCAACTTCTTTTAATTGGATTTCATTATCTTTTGAAAGCGCAATAAATAAACCCTCCATTGCTGGACTTTCGACTAAAGAAATTGCGTAAACTCCTTTGTTTAATTTTGGATTGTATTTAGCTTTGTATGTTTTCATTTATTTATTTGCATCATAATAAGCATTATCTAATGCTGATTGTCTTTCAAAAAAACTTTTATATTCTGGTATTGTATTTGGGTCAATTCCTATTTCTTTTGCGTTTTGACCAAACATACTGTAATTGGTATTAGCTTTATCAATAGCGTTTAAATAAGTAGATTTCATTTGAGAACGTAATGCTTTTAAATCAGCAATACCTTTTTTCATTCTTGCTTCATCCGCTTTTAAAACCGAAATAGAACTTAGCTTTATATTTCTTTCCAACGATAATTTAATATCTTCTACTTTCATTTTAACACTATTTACTATTTAAACTAATATTTGTTTGTTTTGTTACATTTTTGCATTATATCGAAGCATCGTTTATAATATTTCTATCTAAAGCTTGTGCGCTTGTAACGTTGTTTGCTACTACATACGCTTGTAATGGTCGTCTTTGCGTTGCTAATCCCTCTGCTATTTGATTGCTTCCCGTTCCTTGTACTAAGTTGAAACTCGGTGCGGACGGTGCTGAACCTCCGCCCGATTGAGGACTGCCCCCGCCACTTCTGCCCGTTGGGTCTGTTGACAATATTTTTTTAATTTGTAAAACAGAAAACGCTCCAGCTAATCCCGCTTGGATAAAAGGGTATGCAGGAAATAAAGTTGTAATAGGAGATTTTTGAGCAGTAGTAAAAGCATTTTGAACACCCTCATATCCGCTAATCGTGGCTTGTGCAACCGCTAAACCTTTACCAACTTTTGACCCTTCTCCTACTATTTCGCCTATTAAACCGATTGTGTTTTTAGTAATGTCTAATTTTGCATTTGCAACCGCTTCATTAATTGCAATCTCCTCCTGTGCTCTTTTTTTATCTCTTTCTAATTGTTCATCTTTTAATAATTGTTCTCTATAAGCTATTTCAGATATTTCGTCTAATTGTGCTTGTCTGTTTTCAATATCAATTCTACGTTGTTCAAACTCTGCATTATTTTTAGCAATTTGAAATTCATTTAATCCTTCTTGTAAAGACTTTTGATATTCTAATTCGGCTTTCTTTTTTTCTTCATTTTCTTTTGCTCTATCTTCTGCTTCTTTTGCTAAGCGGTCTTTTTGTGCTTGTCTTTTTGCATCTGCTACGGCTAAATCTCCCTCTAAATCTTTTATTTTTTCATCATTAAGATATTTAAAATATTCCTTATCATTTGCTAAAAGTTCATCGTTTAATTTTTTACGTGCTTCTTCTGTAAGTTTATTATTTTCTAATTGTTTTAATATTCTATTTTGTTCTTCCTTATAAAGTCGATTACGCTCTGCGCTTGTTTCTTGTTCAATAGCTAAAATATCCTTTTCACTTTTACCCGCTATTTTTGCTCTTAAAACTCTTTCTTTATTTATGGTTTCTAAATCGGAAATATTTTGTTTGTATAAATCACTCATTGCTTGTAGCGATTTATTCAAAGCATCGGTTGCTCTTTTTTCCGCTTCCGTAGCTTCCGCACTTTCATTCATCTTAGCAATAAAAACACCTAACAAAACTACAATAGCACCCAATCCAGTTGATACCAAAGCAATACGTAACGCCTTTAATGCTCCTGTTGTAGTTCCTACAACTAAAGTATAAATCTTTTGTGCGGTGGTTGCTATCGTTGTTCCTTTAGAAAATAAAGCAGTAGCTTCAACCGCATCTTTAACAGTCATAGCTAATCCGCCTGTAGCATCATTAAGTAATCCCATCGCACCACCATTCTCCAAAATAGCATTCCCACTTTCTTTTAATGCGTTTTTGGTTTGCCCTGTGGTTGCGTTCAACTGTTTAAAAGAGGCGTTTAACTTTTCAGTTTGCGCAATAGCTTTGGTTTCGCCTTTTGTGTTGACGGTTATATTAATTATTTTCTCGATTGCCATTGCCTTTTTATTTTAGATTTAAACGTTTTGAAATCCTTAACAATTTCAAATTTACCTTTTGCTATTTCGGTGTATTCTCCAGCATTAGGAAAATCGTGTTTACTAAGTAAGTCTAATATTTTCGCTATCATTATACTACTATTGTTGCTATGATTGAAACCCACCCTGTATCTGTTTTTCTATAAATCAAAGCACCTCCAATTATATCCAAAGCATAAACCTCAAACCCTGTAGCTTTTGACGGATAAGTACTATTCAAAGTTGACAAACTTAAAGCCGTTGTTGTTGCATTAACGGCATAATCAGTTCTATCGTACAACTCTGTAAAGTTATCGTTTATTTTATCCCCTGCATTTCTAATCGTGTCGCCTGTTCCATCGTTAGCAACAGTTCCTATATTAATTGTTTGTTTAGCCATTATCAAAAGTTATTAAAGTTGTATCAAAAGTTGTTATGTTATTGTCAAAAGTTAAATTATTTGCTAATTGCACTACGGTTACTTTTTGTTCTTTTAAAGTATCTGTATTTTTTAATAGAACGATTGTAAAACGTGATAATCCTGTTGTATTTTCATCAATATCAAAGTAAACTATATTATCTTCCGCTGTACAAGTTACCCAAGCAACAGTGCTTACATAATCAAAAGCCGTATTATTGGTTAAATAAACCGATTGTCTTTGTGCTGTTCTGTCCGCAAACAATACACTTTGGTCGACTATAAAAGCACTTAAATTATTGTCGAAACTGTTAATTAAATTAAAAGAAGTTTCGCCTGTTAAAAGATTAAAATTATAATCGTTTATCCTGTAATAATTATTCTTAATTCTTATTACATCATTTAATTGCAATTTAGTAAGTATTCGCTCAGGTATATTTTTACAATTAAATTTGAAATTCCTACGCTTAATGTTAAAAATTGAGTTAATATAATCATCCCAATAGTTTGAGTAAAGTGTATTTTCAATTAATGAACCATCCCATTCGTTAAACTCTTTACCAAAGACAGTTGAAAATAAAGGATTTATAATGCTTAAAGTATGCGATGGCACATTTATATACGTATTTAGTTGTACTTTTGTATTTGCATCATTTCTAAATGCAATAGACTTACTGCCTATTTGTTGATTTCTATTATAAAATAAATGTGGCTTTGGATTAACGGGTTCTATTTGTGCGTCAAAAATACCGCCATACATTATATTTGTCAATTCGTTATCGTTTACATCAGGTAACCTTTCATAAATTATCTGTTCAAAAGGTAAATCAATAGTTAAAGGTTCGCCATCTAATATATTGCCATCTGCATCCTCTAAAATTGTTTCTAAATTTCCATAAGGAACGCCTGTGTTTAAATCAAATTGAGTGTTTAGTATAGTCGTTGGGTCTTGAAACTTAAACTTAATATCATTTAAGATATTCCCACGCTCTACATCGTAACTACTAAAATCAGTATATTTGGTTAAATCATAAAGCACCCCTGCCGAATAATAATTTACCAAAGTATTAATGTAAATATTATTGCTTTGGTATGCTATCACTACCAATTTAAACATATTAAACAACCCTTTCATAAAGTCTATGACTTTTATTTTAGGAAAATTATTTGATATACTTACGACAGGATAAAGAGTG